GAGATCACAACTTAATCCTCTAATATAACCTTTATTATATCCGTAATTAAGTAATGTTTGAAATTTTTCTTCAACAAACAAAGGAACCGTTGTTCTTGGTTTCCCAAAGTTTGAGGAACCAAATACTTTTGAAAGATATTTAGAATCAGATTCTGATAAAGACGTTTCAAAAGAAAAAGTATTCCCTTCGTAATCGGTTACATTAATACCAAATTTTGAATATGGATTTTTTAACAAATTAGAATATGTGGATGAGGTACAATCTAAAGTAACATCAGTTAAACCTGATACTTGATAAAGAGGTCCATCACTATTAGTCCCATAAGTCGCAATACCTCTTGAACGTAAAGTAGCTACTACTAAATCATCAAAATCAGTATAAGATAAACCATCAAACACATATAAAACCCCCTCCAAATTACCTGAATAACAAACTTGAATTCCTCCGGTATTATTATTACCTGTATTACCTGAAATTGTTGGATTACAAGGATTATCAATTGTAACATTTACCGTCCAAGGTAATGAGTCCCCCATTTGAGGTATTAAGACATATGGTTTAGTTCCCGCTGAGAAGTTTTGAGTTGTTCCCGAACTTTGTTGTTGTACCCCACTAATTGTAACACCCGTTGTACAAGCACTATACATAACAGTCAAGGATGTTAATCCTGAAGTTGGTGTAGTAGAAGGTAATACGACATTAATTGTTCTTGTATTATAATTTATATTACCAAAAGTAGTCGAAACAGTTGATGAACTAACAGATAATGAATAAAAAGAGGCACAAGTTGATAATGTGTCAATTGTTGCTAAATCTTTAATAGTTGTATAAAAAGAACTACCAGAATATTCTCCACCTCCGATGTTATCAAATAAAGAATAATACCATGGGTCATTTTGGGGAGTACAATAGTTAGCTAAATCAGAACATACATTATCCACCTCATAAACATTTGTAAATGCTGAATAACCGTCATTCACCAATACATTATAATCTTCTGTAGGAATTGTACCATAATAATAAATCGAAGAACCCGAAGTAATTGTATTCCCAACAACATCAGACATTTGATTGTTTAAAAATAAATTAATTGTTGAAGTACTTCCATCGAACATTTCAAACTGAGAATTTATTTTACCTGAAATTTGAGAAGGAATTAATGAACTATTAGTAATACCGACAGTGTTTGTTTTAACACCATTATTTGAAAAAGTACAACCTGTAAAAGGAATTGAAAAAGGGATTGTTTCGAATAAAACACAATCTAAGTCACAATTAACTGTTGTTGAACTCAAACATTTAAATTTGATAGTTGTACAATCAACATTTGCTTTAGTTGTTAATGACCAAGATGGTCCCGCATCATATCCTGACAAACCTAATATTCTTGTCACAAATAATTGATTAGATTGTTGTAAATAAGCTTTTGCAATATACGAAGCTTCATACTTCGGTATTTGTGTATTAATAAACTTCTCAGGAGATGTTCCCCCAAAGAAGTTAGTAAATTCATCAAAATTTCGTATAAAGATAGGTTCGAATGCTGGACCTTTAAGTGTCTCACCAACAATACCTAATGTTGTTACACCAACACTTTGTGCTACGAAACTTAAATCAACTTCTGAAGTATATACCCCGGGAGATACGAATACTTTACTGTTTGTTGCCATTAGTTTGTTTTGTTTATAAATTTATTTTATTGATAAATATTTAGAAAAAAACAAAAAACTTTACTTTATAAAAACTATTTATATTTTAGGGAGATTATTTTCTGCCTTTTTTCTACTTATGGATGAAGACATCAAAAAGATTAAAAATTTAAAGATATCGGTGGAGACACACGAGATTCTTAAAGCCTACTGCGAAAAGAGGGGTATAAAGATGTATCGTTTTTTGGAACGATTGATTATTGAAAAATGTAAACCATCAAAAGATGTTTATGGTGAAGATTAAAGTATCTTATCTATGAATTGAATTGTTGATTCTAATTGGTTATCAGTTTTAACAACATCCAATTTTAAAACATCACCGGAGTTAATTTGTATTAACTCTAAATCAGACCCATAGTAATCATCATTGATATACACATCAAATGATTCAACATTTGTTATTCCACCAATTTTAATATCAACAATATAACTAAATAATTGTGTTAATGTGTTATTACCAACAATAAATAATGCTTGACTTCCAACACCCTCTTCGTCTTTTTTTCTCTTACCACGTCTTGTTGTTTTTTTATCTATTTCAACAACTTGTAAAACTCTTGTTATTGCCGGAGCAACCTCAAACTCATCTTCATCAATTAAAAACCCTAACATAGTAAATTCGTATGTTTGAATATAATATTTCCTTTTCTCAACATCCATAACGGACTCATCGGTAATATTACCCATAACAATAGGAATATAGTGTCCTTTAATCACGGCATAAGCTTGTTTTGAAGCGAATTTTTCTAAAATGATTTGATTAAGTTTATTTAACTCTCTCATTCTATTACAAATAATTTTAACAGAATAAGTAATATCCACCGGAACTGGTTGTGGTATTGTATAAATATCCATACCATTTCTTTGACCATCCCAAGTTGGAACCTGAGCATAAAAATATTGTTTTCGGTTTGGGATATTATATAAAAGAGCAGGGTTAGTACCATATTTGACTTCCGGAACCCTAATTACCGTTATAAAAGGAGGTTCAACATTTTTGTCTATATTTTGAAAATTCCAAGTTTCTGTGAATTGAGCCCAATTCTGAGTTGTAACTAAAATATCAACAGTTGGGATAGTTTTACCTTCAACAACCACTTTTAAATCATCTCTAACAAAATCTAAAAAACCTCTATCCAAATCTGCGTGCAATAAAGATTTTGGAAGAAAAGTTCCGTCTTTATTGATTTTGTCTAACAACTCGTGTCTTCTTGGTAAAAGAGTTTTGGATTCTGTTAGTGGTAAGTTTTTTTTTATTTTACTTGGTAAACCCATTTTATAGTTTTGTTATAAATATTTTGTTTTTAGAATTTATCATTTCTACCTTACTTGCATTATATATTGGTTCGTTAGTTGATTTAAGTACAAAACTTTTATATTTGTATGGGTCATATGTAACAATATTATCGTTAGGTTCATTTGGTATATCACCACAAGGGTATTCGCAGTAATCCTCTAAATCACCAATAACAAAAGCGTGAACGTTTTTCTTTTTTTCTCTACCAACTTTTTCATTACCACCCGGTCTAACTCTAAATTCAACATCGTTTAATTTAACATAATCAGCATATAAAACAATTCTTGATTTATATTGAATTGAAAATGTATCTTTATGTAAATTACGATACACCATAACTTTTTTACCAATGAATTTTTTTTCTTCATCATTTGTGATAGTTTCTAATAGTTTCTTATATTGACTCTCATTAATTTTAATTTTCATAATCGTAATATGTTGAAATTGTTTTAACCGGTAACTTAAAATTATCTTGAAACCATTTTTTCATCGGTTCTTCCCAATGGTTATCAAACATAGTATCTAAATGTACCGCGTGCTCACCAATAACTTCTAAAATTGGGGATTGGTTTCTAAAAGGTTTATGTGACGGGTCATTTTCATCGTAGAAATCAACATCAAAATAATGAAAAATAACATCAGTATCATACTCGCCTTGCCAATCACCCTTAAAGAACATTAAAAAATTTTCGTTTTCTTTCGGCTCAGAATATTCATCTTCCGCATCATCCATACCATAAACCCAATCCATTTGATTTGGATTATAGGTTTTATCCAAATATTTATAGATTGTTTCAAATACTCTATTTTCTGTTATTATTACTTTCATTATAACCCTCTAAATTCGTTATTTGTTACCGGTGATGCCATAATTGTTCTATAAAACGGTTTGTAACCCCCGATTGTATGCTTGTTATCTGAAGTTACCCTTCCATCGTTATTAACCGTATAGTATCTTACTTTATCTTCTGTTTCGTAATAACCAATATAATCACCATAATTAATATCCACTTCCAATTCATCTAAATCTCGTTGATATACAGAAACTTTCATATTACCCGGTTCCATTTGGTCTATTTTAGATGTCCCCAAATATTTGTTCTCAGGTGCCATAATTTGAACATAACCTTTAAATTCAACCGGTGGTAAAAATTTGATACCATCAACAGATGTTTCTCCATACACGTCATCGGCTTTCGTTTTATATCTATCAACACGATATAAAACTAATGTAAAGTTCATATCATTATGTAACCATTCTTGTCCAAATGATAACTCTAAATTAAAATCTTCAGCCCCAAAAAATTTTCCAATTCTCGTGATGGGCACTTTACTATTTGACATATATGTTATTTTTCTGTATAAATTTATGGATAATTTTATTACAACATCCATATTTTTCACCAATTTGAACGTAATTCAACCCATTATTTAAATGTTGTATAATTTCAGTAATCTCTAAGTTATATTTGTTTGATTTTGGTTTAAAAATATTATTTGCTCGTAATTTTTTATTAATTGTGTTAATATGACAATTATAAATTTTAGATATTTCAACAATTGTTTTATTTTCATTTAAATATAAATCTTTTAATACATCAACATCAATATTGTATTTATAGTTAGAGTTATTTTCACCATAACACCCTCCATTCTCATTAATTGTTTTTTTTCTTTTAATTTTAGAATTTTCTGAATGTTTTTTACCGTAAAAATTATTTTTCTCACCAACTCTTAATTTACCTTTTTCTGACATAATTTTTTTGGTCTCATTGCTATGTGATTTACCAAACATTGGATTTACATCTCCACCATCTAAAATATTTAACAAGTTACCACCATTATTTTTAACTTTCTTTATCTCATTTATTTCAGATAATAATAATTCTTCATAAGAGTCACATTCTTTAATAACCTTAATATTGGGCGTTAAACCTATATCAGTTAAAGAATTTATCCACTTTTTCATTAAATAATTTGATGGTTTACGTAAATG